GTGCATCTGGTTCAAATGCAATTAGTGCCGGAAACTATCTGATTCTACAATCCCTTGCTACTTCCGGATCTTCCGTTGCGACGGGAGCATGGGCATAATATGGTTTTAAATCTCGGATATAAATAGAACATAGAATAAATGGGCAAATGTCAGCAATCATAACTGATCAATTTAGAATATCAACTGCTCTGGATTTTATTGACAGAATTAAAAGTTCTAGGGATAGTTATTATTTGTTTACAGGTCTCTCAAATCCCGAAGAATACGCTACAGACTGGAATACAAATCCCCCAGCCTTTAGAGATTCTTTTGATGAAGAAAATAAAGTTTGGGAAACTATGTTTTCTTTGAAGAAAATATCTTCAGAAGATGTCAGACCTGTTATAAGACGTTATAACTGGCAGTCTGGTACAACCTATGATATGTACCACCATAAAATTAGTGTTGATTCTCCTTCATTTACCACCGATTCAATCAGTCTCTATTCTTCAAGATATTATGTAATTAATAGAGATTTTAGAGTTTATATATGTTTAAATAATGGATATGATCCCCGAAATGAAAATGGAAGGCCTTCATTAGATGAACCAACTTTTGTCGATTTGGAACCAAGATCTGCAGGAACAAGTGGGGATGGATATATTTGGAAATATTTGTACACAATTAAACCGAGTGAAGTTTTGAAATTTGATTCAACAAATTACATTCCAGTCCCAATTGATTGGTTTACATCAGATGATTATAAAGAAGTAAGAGAAAATGCCTTACCTTCTAGTGGAAGTGGTCAATTAAAAACAATTTTAATCAAAGGATTTGGTTCCGATTTGGGAGATCCTGGAACATATAATAATATACCCATAGTGGGAGATGGAATCGGAGCAACAGCTGCTATAGTTGTTGGATCTGATAGAAAAGTTGAAAGAATTTTTGTAACTAATGGGGGATCTGGATATACATATGGTATTGTTGATTTGGGAAACAGTGGTTTAACTTTAACTGCCCCACCTTCATTTGAAGTAATTATACCACCTAAAGGAGGACATGGATCTGACATTTATAGAGAACTTGGTGCAAAAAATGTTCTCATCTATTCGAGAATAGAAAATGATGTTCAAGATCCAGATTTTATTATCAATAATAAAATTGCTAGAATAGGAGTAGTACAAAATCCACTTTCTTACGATTCGACAGCAGAATTGAATAAAAATAAAGCAAGTGCTGTGAGTGCTATAAAAATAAAATCTCCAGATAATGAAACAGTATCTGTAATTCAAAATTCTTTTTTTACACAAACTGTTGGAGTTGGAAGAACTGCTGTTGGGCGAGTTGTTTCTTATGATAAACCAACTGGAGTATTAAAGTATTGGCAGGATAGAACTCAAGTTGGATTTACGACAGATGGATTTATAAATCCAAACCCATCATATGGAATAGGTTTGGTTGATTTTAATTCCCAAAATGTCATTAATTTTGAAACTACTTCAGGATCTGTCGATTCAAATTTTTCTGGCGACACATTAGCCATAAATAACAATACGTATTATTTGGGACAGACTTTCACAAATGGTTTATCAAACCCTGAAGTCAAATATTATTCCGGGGAAATAATTTATGTCGACAATAGACCTTCTATTTCTCGTTCGTTAAATCAAAAAGAAGATATTAAAATTATTTTGCAATTCTAAGAATTATGCCACAAGATACTAATCTCAACGTTTCTCCATATTTTGATGATTTTGATAGGGAAAAGAACTATTATAAGGTTCTTTTCAAACCAGGATATCCCGTTCAAGCTCGTGAGTTGACTACAACTCAGTCAATTTTACAGAATCAAATAGAGCAACTTGGATCTAATGTTTTAAAACAAGGATCTGCGGTTACTGGTGGCCAAAGAACGTATTTTGATAGATTTACCGGCATACAAGTTCAAAGAACATATCAAGGAATACCTGTAGACTCATATCTTCCAAATTTAATTGGAAAAATTATAACTGGAAGTAATTCTGGCGTTTCTGCGTCTGTTAGATATGTTTTAACATCAACAGACCCAATTAATACCACAGGAAATCCAATCATTTATATTGCGTATAGAGATTCTTCTTCAGAAAGTTCATCTGATGTTTTTGCTGATGGTGAAACATTAACAGCAAATACAAATATTCCATTTACTGAGGAGGGAATATCTTCAATTCCAGCCGGCTCTGGTTTTGCTTTAACTCTACAACAAGACGCTGCTATAATTGGATCCGCATATGGAATTCAAAAAGGGGTATTCTTTATAAAAGGATTTCTTGTAGATGTTCCTGAGCAAATTCAAATATTAGAACCTAGAAATATTAATCCAACATGTGCGGTTGGATTAAGGGTCTTCGAAGAAATAGTAACTTCAAACGACGACGAATCCTTAAATGACAATTCAAGGGGATTTTTAAATTTTTCAGCTCCAGGAGCAGATAGATTAAAAATTACAGCCAAGCTTGAAAAAAGAGATTTATCTTCAGACAATATATACCCATCAGATTTTATTATTCTTTTTGGTGTCAGAAATGGAAATATTGAAACTGCTACAAAAGAGTTTCAATTTAACGTAATTGGTGATGAATTAGCCAGAAGGACATATGATGAATCGGGAAATTACTATGTAACTCCATTTAAAGTTTCAATTAAGGATTCTGTAGACGACTACAAAGGAAACCAGGGAGTTTATAAAGAAGGTACGACAACTTTTAATGGAAATGTTGCTACAGATGATCTAGGTGTATATGAGGTTTCTCCCGGAAAAGCATATGTACAAGGATTTGAAATTACAGTTCCTGGGATTAAGTTTGTAGATTTTGCTAAGCCAAGAACAGAAAAAACAATAACAAATCAAGCTATCCCATATAATACCGGATCAACTTTAAAAATTAATAATGTATATGGATTACCCAACATAGGATTGTCAACAGTTTCTTATGTAAGTTTGAGAAATGAAAGAGTTGGACCTTCCAGAAGTCAATCTCCAGGAAAAGAAATTGGAGTAGCCAGAGTCTATGACATTGCCTTAGAAAACGGTGGATTTGATTCAAATTTACTACAAAGCAATCAATGGGATCTTTCTTTATTTGATATTCAAACATTCACCGAGCTTTATTATAATCAACCAATTTCACTATCCGTACCAACTCAAATCAAAGGAAAATCTAGTGGAGCTACCGGATTTTTAAGATTTGATACCGTAAATTCCGGAATTATAACTGCCTACAATACAAATGGTACTTTTGTGCCAGGAGAAAAATTAATATTTGATGGGTCAGAGAAAGTTGGAGTAACTACAATTGTAGTTGATTACAAAGTTAATGATGTAAAATCCGTATATTCTAGCGTTGGAACTGGTAGAACATTTACTGCCGATATTATCCAAGACATAAATCGTTCGGTTGGAATTGTAAGTATCACTGCGTTCTCAACATTTATTGGTGTGAGTACAATATCATCACCGCAAGTTGAGTTTTTTAAATTAGTAAAAACAAATGATCTTGTAGCTTTTGTTAATCCGGAAAATAATAAATTAACCTATGCGAAAATTATATCATCTAGAGCAAATGATATAGTTGTAGTTGGAGTTTCTACAGTTTCTGGAGTCGTTGAAGGAAAATTACCATCAGCAGCCCAAACTTTATCAAATCTCATAGTATTAAACACAAAGTATCAAAATTCTCAAGATGATACTTTATACACAGTTTTACCAAAGGATAAAATTTCTGATGTAGATCTTTCCGCGTCACAAATTAAGATTAAAAGGCAATTTAGTGGGACAATATCTTCTGGAGTGTTTATAACTCCAATTATACCATCTAACCAGTCTTTCGATTCTTTCGATGAGGAAAGATATTCTTTAGTAACTGATAGTGGCGTTGTAGTTCCAATCTCCAGTGATAATTTTTCAAATTTGGCAGTTAATCCAAGACAGTTGACGCTAAGCAATTTGTCAGTAAACGGATCGGCAACTTTGATATCAACAGTCAAGGTTAACAGAATTACTAGTAAAACAAAACTAAAAAATAAAGTAGAAACTATAGTAATAGATAAATCAAAGTATGAAGGTTCTGGAATAAGTGTAGGTGCTGGAGAAACCACTTTAAATGATGGATTAACCTTCGGAAATTATGCTTATGGTACTAGAGTTCAAGATAATGAAATATGCTTACTATACCCAGACATAACAAAAATTTATGGGGTGTTCCAATCAAATTCTACTGCCGATCCAGTTTTACCTACAATTGCTGTAAATAGTTTAAGTGGACCAAGTCAAACTATTCAAGACTTGATTGTTGGCGAAGAATTTATAGGTGTTGAGAGTAGAGCAATTGGATTAGTTGTAAAGAAATTATCCGCAGGTGCGGGAACACTTGAATATGTCCAAAAAAATACTTCTAATTTGATAGTTGGTGAAATCATTGAGTTTAAAGAATCTGGAGTAAGAGGAGTTCTAACAGAAGTTGTATCCGATAGATCGACAAACATTACTTCCGGATATACATTTGATAACGGTCAGAGAGGAACTTTATATGATTATTCCAGATTAATTAGAAAGGCATCATTTAAAGAACCCAATCGTAAAATAAAAATTGTATTTGAAAGAGCATATTTTAATGATGCTGATAGTGGAAACATAGTCACAAAAAATTCATATGAATTTTTCGATTATTGTGACATTCCAACAGTTAATAAAATTTCAAATTCAAATCTTTTAGATTCTAGACCAAGAGTTTCAAATTATACTCCAGCGGAAAATTTGAGATCACCTTTTGAATTTTTTGGAAGAGGGTTGACAAATTCTTCCAATGATAGTTTATCTCTATTGGCACCAGATGAAACCATTTTAATAGATTATTCATATTATCTTCCAAGAATAGATAAAATTTTCCTATCTAAAGATGGTGAAATAAAACTAAAGTTGGGAGATTCTTCAGATACTCCATTACCACCAGTTCCAATAGATGGTGCTATTGAAATTGCGACAATAACTTTACCCGCATACTTATGTGACACTCAGTCAGCTTCTATAAAGCTTACTGAAAATAAAAGATATAGAATGAGTGATATTAAATTATTAGAAGATAGAATTAAAAATTTAGAGTTCTATACATCACTTTCACTACTAGAAACTAATACATCATCTCTTCAAATCAAAGATAATTTAGGTTTAGAAAGATTTAAATCTGGATTTTTTGTTGACGATTTTACAACATTAGATCTTCAATATAGTAATGAAAGATATAAGTCAACAATATTTAAAAATTCAATTAAGAAGGACAGTTCAGAGCTAAGGGCATCCGTTTACCAAACAGCTATAGATTTGAGTCTAGGTTTATTGAACAATAATGGAACTCTCATAAATCTTTCTGAAGGTGAAGATTCACGATTCAGTGGAAATATTATAGGAAATAATGTTAAAAGATCTTTAAATAATGAGTCTACTGGAAAGGGTCTATTAACATTAGACTTCTCAGAAACGGAAGAGATTAGACAACCATATGCTACTCGTGTTGAAAATGTAACACCATATCTCGTAACCTTCTTTAAAGGAATTTTGGACTTGAATCCAGCTTCCGATATTTGGTTGGATCAAGTAACACTAAATCCAAGAAATCTTGGTTTAATTGAAGGCAAAACTGATAATGTATCCGTAGCTTTAACTTTTGAACCAGATCCAAATACAGGATGGGCCCCCACGGTTTTCGGCGCACCAACATTTAGCTGGACTTCACAAACAACCAGAGAAGTTTCTAGAGGCGCGGTATTCCAAGAAAATGGACAATGGTTCCAAGATGTAGTTACAGCAACTGATCGGGTTGGAACTTCGACTAGAGTTGGAACAACCAATAGAATAACATTTACCGATAGTCCAATTTCATATGGTTCGAATACAATTCAAATTGAAATTGCAACTTTTCTAAGATCCAGAAATATCGAGTTTATATCAAAGAAATTAAAACCATCAACTAGAGTATTTCCATTCTTTGATAATAGAGATGTTTCTAATTTTATAGTACCAAAACTAATTGAAATATCAATGGTCAGTGGTTCTTTCATTACGGGAGAAGTTGTAGAAACTGATAATCAAGGTCAAACTCCAGTACTTTCTGGACAATCACCGGCACCATTTATTAGATTTAGGGCAGCAAAACAAAATCATTTCAAAGGTCCATTTAACAATCCACAATCAATTTATCGAACAAACGTTTATACTAGAGAACCACTTCAAGAAGAATATAGTGCATCATCAACAATACTCAATGTAGATACATTCAGTCTCTCCGATTTAACTGTAGGAAACTTCTATGGTTATATTAATGTTGGAATGAGATTGGTTGGAAGAACTAGTGGCGCTGTCGCTACAGTAACTAATATAAGACTAGTAACAGATTCTGCCGGAAATATTAAAGGAGTACTATGGGTTCCAAATCCAAATGTACCAACAAATCCAAAGTTTGCAACTGGTGAAAAGATATTCAGACTAACTACAGATGCTTCAAATATTGTAATTCCTGGATCTTTAGTTTCTTTGGCGGAAGATTCTTTCTTCTCCCAGGGATCTATAAACACAACCCAAGAAACTGTAGGAACTATAAGAAATTTCAAGAAAGAAAATGCTGTAGTTACTCAAACAACTCCAGCATCCGAAACATTAATTAGTCCACCACAGAGAGTACCCTTAGGTCCAGCACCATC